GTTCGTGCGCATTACTACTACGCGCCGTGATGGGCGGCGTAGGCATCAACCCCGCACTTAACGGCAGGCTGCCGTGAAAACCTACCGCGAGTTCATCCTCCTTACCGAGGACGGGCTTGTCCTTCTCGCCGAGGACGGCAGGCCGTTCGGCGTGATTGTCGAGATGGAGGAGCAGGCGGGTGGTCGCAAGCGTAAGCGCGGCCAGCCGTTTACGGTGCCGAATGACTTGGTGTTTCCAGTCGATCGGCCAGTAGTCAGTCAACACAATAGGAACGTCCCGATTCTCATGATGCTCGGGGTTATGTGAGGTGCAAATGGAAACGAAGCTCATCAGCATCGATTCGCTAGAGCTGAAAATGGATGACGCGCGCATGGCTTTCGCTGGATATGCGTCTGTGTTCGGTGGCATCGACTCTTACGGTGACACCATCGATCCGAAGGCTTACGAACGCACCCTCGGGCGCAAGGCGACTGACCGCCCCATCCGTATGCGCTGGAACCACTTTGGGCCGGTCATCGGCAAGTGGACATCGCTGCGTGTGGACGAAAAGGGCTTGTATGTCGAGGGCGAGTTGACGCCTGGGCATTCGGTTGCCAGCGATGTGTACGCCAGCCTCCAGCATGGCGCGGTCGATGGCATGAGCATCGGCTACCGGCCCAAGAAGATTGAGATGCTTGGCGAGGATCGCCGGCTGCTCAAAGAGATCGACCTCATCGAGATCAGCGTGGTCGAGGAACCTGCTGACCTAGGCGCCAAGGTTGAAGATGTGAAGAGCCTGCTTGATGCGGCAGGGTCTCTCAAAGAATGCGAAGCCATCCTGCGTGAGGCTGGAGGGTTTTCGCGGGCCGATGCGACTGCTCTGGTGGGGCGCATCAAGGCTTTGGCTCACGGTGAGCGTGATGCCAACCATAAGGCAGCGGAAGAGCTGCAAGCACTGTTTGCCAGCTTCGCCGCCTGACCCTCCAGACCTCCCCCAATCGGGCCGCCGCAAGGCGGCTTTTTGTTTACAAAGGAAGCAACAACATGGAACTGAAAGACGTTATTGAGACCGGCCTCAAGTCGGTTGAAACCAAGCTGAGTGCAGCCATCGACAAGTTTGAAGGCCAACTCATTGAATCCGGCAAGGCCGATGGCGAAATCCGCAACGAGGTCAAGTCGCTGGCCGATCAGTACAAGTCGCTCAACGACGCCGTCAACGACATCGCCCAAAAGCAGACCGCCGGCCTCAAGACCAGCGAAGCCAAGCTCTCGGCTGGCGAAGAGTTCGTCAAGTCGGCGCAGTACCAAGCCCTCGTCAAGGGCGAGGTGCAACGCGCTCGCCTAGAGGTGAAGAACACCGTCACTTCTGCGGCCGGCACCGTGTTCCCCGAGCAGCGCCCCGGCATCATCCCCGGTTCGTTTGTGCCGCTGACCGTTCGTGACGTGCTTCGCACCATCCCAGTCTCAAGCAACATGGTCAACAGCCTGCGCGAAGCTGGCAACACCAACGCTGCCGCGTTCACCGCTCAAGCCGCTGCCAAGCCCGAATCGTCGGTGACTTTCGAGCCGTACAACGTCGCCATCGAGACGGTTGCCCACTGGATCAAGATCAGCAACCAGCTGATGGCGGACGCTCCGGCGGTTGTGGCCTACATCGAGAACCGTCTGCGCGACGGCTTGGCGCAGAAGATCGAGCAACAGCTCATCAACGGCGACGGCACCAGCCCGAACCTGTCGGGCCTGACCGATGCTGGCAACTTTGTGGCTTACACCGCTGCTGCCGGCGACAACCTGGTCGATGCCATCAACAAGGCCAAGTACACGATGTGGGCGACCGGCAACACGCCGGATACCGTCATCGTCAACCCGGCTGATTGGGGCGCGATGGAGCGCACCCGTGAAGGTGCGGCCAGCGGCCTGTACCTGTACGGTCTGCCGGGTAGCGGTGCTGGCATGAACCCGTTTGGTCTGCAAGTCGTCATCAGCACCTACCTGCCGGCGGGCAAGCTGATCGTTGCTCGTTTGTCCGACTCGGCTGTGCTGTACGCCCGTTCGGGTGCGGTGGTCGAGATGGGTTACGTCAACGACGACTTCACGAAGAACCTCGTCACGATCCGCGCTGAAGAGCGCCTTGGCTTGGGCGTTGACCGTCCGGCTGGCATCTACTTCGGCAGCATCACCGGAGCCTGATGACCTGACTGCGGGGGAGGGCAACCTCCCTCGCGGCTCGAACAGGGGAGCAACATGAAAGTGAAGGTCACAGTAAAGGTGCTGTTGCACGACACGCTGGGTCGTTTGGTTGCAGGCGACGTGGTGGAATTGTCTGATGGTCAAGCGCGCGATTTCATCGCGTCTGGATGGGCCGAGGCAGACGCGACCTACGAGACCAAGGTGGTGCGTGAGACGCCTGACGAACTGCCCAAGAGGCGGGTGGCGCGATGATGGTGTTGGACAACAATGTCCCGGCCATTGAGCCGGTGTCGCTGGATGAGGCTCGCACTCATCTGCGCGTGGATGTCGTGGGTGGCGCACACCCTGAAGACGCTCTGATTGGCGGCCTGATCTCGGCTGCGCGCGAGCATGTCGAGCAGAACTGCCGGATCGTGATTGCCGAGCGCCCCTTGATGGTGGCAATGGATGCCTTCCCGAGTGGGTCTATTGACCTTGGTGTGTGGCCGGTGAAGAGCATCACCGCAGTGCGCTATGAAGCATTCCCGAATTCGTACATGGCGCTGCCATCGTCCTACTACGCGCTGGACCAGTTTGCCAAACCGGCCAAGGTGAAGCAGTTGACTGACTGGCCGCACTCTCCGGGTGGCGAAAACAGCGTCGTGGTGGAGTTGGTGGCCGGCATGGCTGAAGTTCCAAAAACTCTGAAGCAAGCGATGCTGCTGCTGATTGGGCACTGGTATGAAAACCGCGAGGCAGTGAATGTCACTAGCAGTGGTGTGGTTTCCACGGAGTTGCCGAAGGGTGTAGATGCGCTGCTGGCTCCGCATCGTTTGGGACAGGGTGTCTAAGTGCGTATTGGCTCGCTTGACCGTCAAGTCACGGTGCAGCTTCGGTCTGAGGTGCTTGACCAGTTTGGTCAGCGCACTTTGACGTGGAACACCGTGGCTACGGTGTGGGCCAACATCCGCACGGTGTCTGGCCGCGAGCAGGAGCAGGGGCTGGCGGTGGAGACCGAGTTGTCGCACACGGTTGCGGTGCGGTATCGAGCAGACTTTGCGGCACCCAGCAATGCGGGTCGGGCAAGGCTTGTGTATCCGCACCCGGCTGGGGAGCGAATCCTCAACGTGGTGGCCATTCGAGACTTGGACGAAGACCGGCACTGGATCATCTTTTCCTGCACCGAGACTTCGACCGAAGGCGTGGTGGACTAATGCAAGTCAAGGTGCTTGGCCTTCAAGAGGCATACGCCAAGATGCAGCAGGTGCCGGTCAAGATGGAGCGCAACATCCTGCGTCGCGCGCTGCGCCAGGGTGCCAAGGTGCTGTTCGACGAGACCAAGTCGCGGGTGCCGCGTGGCTTCGAGCAGGTCAAGCGTTCGGTGCGACTGAACACGGATGGTCAGCGGGGCAGGGCGACCGCTACGGTGAAGGCCGGTGGTCGGCGCTCGCCGGCATGGTTCGCTCACATTGTGGAGACGGGTGCCGGGGCTAACTACATCGGCACGGGCAAGAAGTCGAAGCGCAAGGCTTACGTCATCACGCCGAAGAAGGGCGAGATGCGCAAAGTGTTGGTGTCGCGCAAGATCAAGCGCAACAAGGTGGTTGAAGAAAAGTTTGAGATGCGCCCCACGGTCAAGTTTTTGAAGATTCCGATAAAGGGTGCCAAAGGCAAGTTCGCGTTCCGCAGGAAGGTCATCACGCCGGGTGCGCGTGCGCGCCCGTTCATGAAGCCGGCATTCGACGCCAAGCAAGAGGCTGCGGTCGATGCCTTTGTGGCAGCTGTTAAGCGTGAGGTAGAGCGGCTGTGAGCCTTGAAGCTGTCATTGCCAACTTGCTGAACGTGGCCTCGGTCAAGGCCATCACGGGTGATCGCATCTCGCTGGCGCAGAGGCCGGCTGACGGTGGATACCCCGCGCTGGTCTACAACGTCGAGGAAGTCGAGACGATGAACCATTTCAGCGAATCTGGTGCGCTGCGCCAAGGCCGGGTACTGGTCACGGCGCTGGCGGTTGAACCTACGGCTGCGGTGAGCCTGCGGCAGGCCGTGGTGAACGCTATGCGGCATCAGAGAGGCACATTCGCAGGGCATCGCGTGTTGGATGTCTTGCAGGACTCATCCGGGGGCACTGAGCGCGACAACGACGCCGGCATCTGGATGACCACACAGGACTTCGTAGTGACGTTCTACGAGTAGGGCATCCCGCCCAAAGAGCAACCCGCTTCGGCGGGTTTTTTTGTGCCTGCGAGTCAGGCAGTTTTAGGAGAGCAACATGGCTGCTTATACATCCGCAGGCTCAACCCTGCGCGTCACCGCCACTGCCCCGGCGACCTTCAACGCCGCCGGGTACGGCACGCTGTTCCCGACCACCCCGACCGCCGCTAACCCGGTTGTTGGCGAAGTCGTAAACCTCGGTGAGTTCGGGCGTGAGTACGAACTTGTCACCCACAACCCCATCGGCAACCGCTCGACCCAGAAGTTCAAGGGGTCGTTCAACGAAGGCCAGATCAGCTTGGAATTAGCCCTCGACCAGAAGGACGCCGGTCAGATTCTGCTGAACACCGCCAGCCAGTCTGACGCGGATTACTACTTTGAAATCAAGACCCAAGCGGGGGATAAGTACTACTTCCCCGCAAAAACGATGTCGTTCAAAGCCGGCGTTGGTTCGGTCAACGACATCACCAAGGCAATGGTGATGCTTGAGATCAGCACGTCGTCCAGTGGCGTCGGCGTGGTTACTGTTTTGGCTGCCTGATAGCGGCTAACCCTGCACGGACTCGCCGCCGACCCGTTCTTCGCGGGACGGGAAGGCGGCGGGCACCGGCAATCATCCCGCGAGGAACTACAAATGAGCAAAGAACTTCTAGACGAGTTTTCCGACTACTTCCTGACCGACACATCTGCTTTGGACATCGAGTTGCCTGACGGCAGCCCGATGCTCTACCCGCGCAAGGATGGCCAGCCCGTTCGCATCCATGTGTACGGCCCCAGCACCAAGCAGTACCAGGCCGCGCAAGAGGTGCTGACCCGCGAGGCGACCAAGCGTGTCGTGGCAGCGATGGGCAGCAAGAAGAAGGAGGCCGAGGACAAAGACGCCGATGTCAAGTTCTTGACGGCCATCACGGCTAGCGTTGAGAACTTCCCGTACCCCGGGGGTGCCGAGGCTATGTACCGCGAGCCGAAGCTGAAGTACATCGCAGATCAGGTGCGCGGTCATGTCAATGACACCGCCAATTTTTTCGCAGATGCGCCGAGCAGCTAACGCTCTGGGCGCAGCAGTTGGCGTGGCTGCACTCCGCGCCTAAGCAGAACGAGAAGGACACCAGCCCCAAGGCCCGGATGGAATCCATCCGCGAGTCGGGGGGCGAGGTGGAACTGCCTGACCTTGAGACCGTGGAGTACCTGGCGGTCTGGTGGCAGGACATAGGCATGGTCGAGTCTGGCGGCATGGGGCAAATCCCCTTGTCGTCGGGCGAGGTCATCGCCTGGGCAACTGGAACCGGCAAACACCTGACACCGTGGGAGTTTTCGACTCTCCGGCAGATGAGTCGTGCCTATCTCCAGATGGCTCACGAGGCAGAGCAATGGACGTGTCCCGCGCCGTATGGATCGGGGACGTGGGACAGGCAAGTGGTGCAGGACAGGCTGCGGCAGATGTTTGCCGCTAAGGGAGCGACTGATGTCGAGAACGGTGGGTGAAATCCAGCTTCAGATGGCGGCGGACATTGCCCGTCTCCGCAAGAGCATGGATGAAGCAGAGCGCACCGTTGGGCGCTCGATGGGCCGCATCACCAATTCGGTGGAGTCGGCCCGTCGTGCGTTTCTCGCACTCGCTGCGGTCAGCATCGGCGGCGGTCTGCGCCTACAGATTCAGGAACTCGTTGGCGCGCTTGATTCGTTCAACAAGTTTGAGACGCAACTCAAGCTCGCCACGAAGTCGCAGCAGGAATTCAACGGGGCACTCTCCGAGTCCAAGCGCATCGCCTCGGTGGCGCAGGCCGATCTGGAGAGCGTGGGCACGCTGTATGCGCGGGTCAACAACGCTTTGCAAGACTACGGCGCATCGACCGCCCAGATATCGGCCATCACCGAGGGCTTCGCGCTTGCCCTGAAGACCTCCGGTGCGACTGCGCAGGAGTCTCGCTCGGCCATCATCCAGTTCTCTCAAGCAATGGCAGCCGGTGCGCTGCGGTCGGAAGAATTCAACTCGGTGGCAGAAGCGTCACCGAAGTTCATGCGCCTGCTTGCGGACAGCCTGGGCGTGCCGGTGGGCGAGCTTAAGAGGCTTGGCTCCGAGGGCAAGCTGACCACGGACGTATTGGCCAATGCGCTCATTCCCAACTTGGAGAACCTGCGTAAAGAGGCGGCTCAGATTCAGACCATCGATGGCGCGTTCACCCGCTTCACCAACAGCCTCAAAGAGACGCTGGGCGCGCTAGACAAGCAGTTCGGCATCACCCAGAAGGTCGCGGATGGGCTGAAGTTCATCGCTGACAACGGGCGTGAGTTGACCATCGTGCTGACCGGCATTGTGGCCACGGGCATCACTGTGTGGCTGGCTGGGATGGCGGTCAAGGCCGGCACGGCCACCATGTCCCTCATTGCCACGGCAAATGCCGCTCGTCTGCTGGCAAAGGCTGAGGTTGAGGCAGCGGTGGCATCTGCCACTGCAAGCGTGCAGTCTGCGCGCGCATCGGCCGCTCTGACCGCAGGTATGCGCGCCAAGGCGGACACCCAGATTCGCGCTGCCACCGAGGTGGCCAAGGCAGAGGCTGCGCTCACTGCCGCGATGGCCGCTCAGACCCGAACGGTGGGTCTTGCTGCGGCGGGCCTGACCGGATTTAGAGCTGTCGTGGCTGCGCTGGGTGGCGGGCTATCGGCGATCATCACCGTGATCGGTTTGGCTGCCACGGCATTTTTGGCATTTGGGTCTAACGCGGGCGCGGCGGCAACGGTCACAGATAAGTTGCGCGAAAAGCAAAAGGCGCTCAATGACGAGATGACTCGCGGCAACAAGATTTCGGCCGAGGGCAGAGAGCGCGAGATTGTTCAAGAACGCTTGCAGTTACTGCGAGAAATCGAAGCGAGCAAGCGCATCGTCACGTCAGCAGACACGCAACTCAAGTTTGGCATTGGCGACGACGGTGACCTAGCCCAAGCCTCTTCCGCGCGCCGCGCCGCGATAGAAGACCTGAAACTGCAACTGATGGGCTTGGCTGAGATTGACAAGCGTCTGGCCGAGCAAAAGGAAGCTGTAAAGCAGCTAGAAGCGCCAAGTAGCCTTGCCCTGTCACAGTTCATCGGTGGTTCAGCAGATGACCTGAAGAGGGCATCCACCAACGCTGAGAAGCTGAACTCTGAACTCGACGGCATCAACACGCGCTATGATCGGCTGAAGGAGCTGGTGGCGGTTGTGATGCGCGAGCGCGGCGCAGATCAAGCCACCATTGACCGCAGCATCGTCGCCATTGAGAAGCGCAGGGTCGTCGAGGTCAACGCCGCTGTCGCATCGACCAAGGGTGCCAAGGAAGCTGCTCGCGGGCAGCAGAATCTCCTCAACTTCTACGAGGACGTGTCGCAGGCCATCGCCAAGCGCCTTGTCGATCTCAAGGAAGAGAGCGAGTCAGCCAATGGCTTGACGGAGGGCGACAAGCTCGCCTCCCGCGTCAAGGTGCTGCTTGCTGAGAATTACAAGCAACTGACCGCCGCGCAGCGCGCCTCGATTGAGATGGGCCTGAGCGAGGTGCTGCGCCAGGAAGAGGCCAACGCGCAGTACAAGGAAGCGGTGGAGCGCCTGCAAGCGTACACCGATGCTTTCCTAGAGGTGCGTAACGCCACGCTGGAAGCCACGCTGACCTCTAGTGAGTACCAGACGCTGCAACTGCGCCAGAAGGGCTTGAGCGAGGAAGTGGCCCGCGCGTTCTTGGCCGAGAAGCAAGCCGTTGAAGGCGTGGCGCAGTCCTATGCCACTCTGCGTGACGCGCAGGCCGATGCGGCGGCGTTGAGGGCGCAGAACAAAGAGACCGAGCGGCAGATTGCCGTCATCTTCGGTAACGCGCAGGCGCTTGGTGAACTGCGTGCGGCTGAACTGGATGCCACCGCTGCCATCCTTGAGCGTAACGCAGCATACGTCGAGACCAACGCGCTGGGGCTGGAGAACGAGGCCGCGCTCCGCGAACAGGCCAAGGCCATCCGCGACACCGCCGAGGCATACCGCGAGCAGGCCAGCGAGACCCGTCGTGGCGGCGCGCTGGATAGCCAGTTGCAGATCGCCCAGGACATTAAGGAGGCGTTCGGCCAAGTTGGTCAGGCGTTTGCCAATAGCCTGTTTGACGGCGCGCGCAAAGGCAAGTCCGTCATGCAGGACTTGCTCGACTTCATCAAAAACTCGTTCAAGAACCTTGTAGTCCGCGTGCTGGTGAACCCCATCATCAATGGCATTGGTGGGGCTGTGTCCGGCGCGTTCGGCCTTGGTGGCCCTCAAGGCTCCGGCACGCTCGCCACTGGCACAAACGCGCTGGGCATTCTCGGCGCTGTGCAAAACATCGGTTCGGCGTTGTCCGGCGGCATTATTGGCTCGCTCGGCAAGCTGTCGTCCACATTCGGCAGTATCGGCTTCGAGAGCGGGCAGTCATTCCTTGCTGGAATCAGCAATTCATTCCAGGGTGGTGTCGGCACTTTTGCCTCGACTGGCGCGGGCAGTAGCGCCTTTGGCGCTGGTCAACTGTTCGGCAAGGCTGCGCCGTTTTTGCCAGCGGTGTTCAGCCTGTTGCAGGGTGACATTAAGGGCGCCGCATTCTCGGGTGGCGGCGCAGCGATTGGCTCTCTGTTTGGCCCCGCTGGTGCGCTGCTCGGCGGCAGCATCGGCTCGCTGCTCGGCAGTTTGATTGGGTTCGGCGGTGGCACTCCGCACAGTGGCGGTTCGGTCGGCGTATCCGCAGACGCGGGCAGCGTCATCGGCTCGCGCAATCTGAGCGCAGCAGCAAAACGCAGCACCGATGCTGAGTTTGGCTACCTCCGCGCTGCATCGCAAGGCAAGTCGGCCATCGGCGATGCCCTCAAGCCGGTGATCGAGCAATTCGCCGCCAGCCTCTCGCTGCTGACCAAGACGAACATCAAGGTGGCGGCGGGCATTGGCGCAGATGGCGAAGATGCCTCGCAGGCGTTCTTGCGCGTCATTGAAGGCGCGAAGGAGATTTTCGGGCCAAAGGGCGGGGCATCGACGGCCAACTTCAGCAAAGACATCAAGAAGGGCGCGGAGCAGTTCGTCAAGTTCGCGCAGGGCGAGGGCTTTGTTCGGGCGCTGCAAGCGTCCAGCGCCGAGGCGTTTGTGAAGCAGGCGTTCGGCAAGTTCAACATCAGCGGCAAGGTCGGCAAGTCCAACATCGACCCAGCAGCGGTGCAGGCCGTGGCGCAGGCGGTGGCAACGCTACAACAGAACGCCGAGCGACTCAATCGCGTGCTGGGCATCACTGCCGAGCAGGTGGTGGCGTTGGGCGACGACCTCGCATCGTCGATGCAGCGCCTTGGCGGCGTTCTTGCGCTGGTGCCGACGACGTTCGAGGATGTCCAATCCGAGTTCACCAAACTCGGCGCGGACTTTGCCAAGTTCGGCCTCGCGCTGCCCGAGACCGCCGCCGACTTCGTGCAGGTGTTCAAGTCAATCGACAAGTCCACCCAATCTGGCAAGGCGCTCGCCAACGCGATGCTCGACCTCGCGCCGTCCTTTACGTCGGCGCTGCAAGCGCAAGAGTCGTTTCGGCAGGCAGCGGCGCAAAACGTGGCGAACATTGAGGCGCAGCTTGGTGGCGTGTTCGGGTCAATCATTGCAGAGCGCGATGCGGCGCGAGCGACGCTTGAAGGGCTGGTGCGCGACCAGATGCAGGCCATCGAGCAGACTGCCACCGGCTTCGATGACATCATCAAGTCGCTGCGTGACTTCCGAGATGAGCTGGCCTTTGTGGCCGCTGACGTTGGCGGCGGGCAGTTTGCGCTGTCGTTAGCACGCGGTCGCTTCCAATCTGTTGCAAATCGCGCCGCGCTGGGCGACCTTGAGGCTGCGGGCCAATTGCCCGATGCCGGTCGCGGCTTGCTGAAAGTCGCTGCCGATCAGTCAGCCACGCTTGAAGATTTCCTGCGCGAACTGGCGCTAGTGCAGAGTGGGGTTGACGCTGCGGAGGCGACAGCGGTTCGGCAAAAGTCGCTGGCCGAGCAGCAACTGGATGAGCTTAAGGCGCAAGTGCGGGGGCTGGTTGACCTCAAATCCGGCCAACTCACCGTCAAACAAGCGATTGACAAGCTACAAACGGCAGAAAGCGCGGCGGAAAGCGCGACCTCGCAACTGACCGCGCTCGGGCTGATAAACACCTCGGTTGTGACGTTGGGCGAGCAACTATCCGCTGGGCTTGCGGCGCTTGGCGCGGCCCGCGCCGAGCAGTCGCGGGTCGAAGGTCTGGTTTCTGCATCGCGTGCGACCAACAGCAGCGCCGCTGCGGCCAATGCCGACTCCGGCTTGGTTCGCAAGGCGGTAGACAGTCTCTCGTCTTCGCAGGTCTTGGCTGCGCTCGGTGCCACTAGCGCCGCTGAAATCAATGCGCTCAAGGCCAGCACGGGTGCCAAAACCACCGCGCAATTCCGTGACGTGCTGCGTGGCCAGACCCTAGATCGCGTTGAATACTTCGCCAACGGCGGCGACTTCGGCGGCGGTCTGCGGATTGTTGGCGAGCGCGGTCCCGAGTTGGAGGCAACCGGCCCGTCGCGCATCTTCAACGCCAACCAGACCCGCGACATTCTGAGTGGTGGAAACAACGAGGCGATGGTCATCGAACTCAAGGCCGTCCGCGAGGAACTCGCCTTGCTGCGGGCTGAAGCGCAGTCGGTGGCGGTATCTAGCGCCAAGACTAAAGACATCCTGATGCGGGCCACAGACGGTGGTGACAACTACATCCTGACCAAGGCGGCATCATGAGAATCATGCCTCCGGTGGCCGTAACGACGGCCAACCTCACCAGCAGCAGCATCGCCGAGCCAGACACGACGGCAACGCCGCCAGAGGTCGCATGGACCGCCAGCACCACCTATGCCGCTGGCGACATCCGCATTCGCACCACGACGCATCGGCGGTATCTGGCGCTTAAGGCCATCGCCAACACGGTGACGACGCCGCCGGAAAACGACCCGACAAACTGGTCGGACATCGGCCCGACGAACCGTTACGCCATGTTCGATTACACCCGCAACGTGGCCTCGACAAAAAGCAGCGTGACCAGCATCACGGCGACGGTGACGCCAGGGTCGTATACGCCAGCCGTGGTGTTGACCGGCATTAACGCCGAGACCGTGCGCGTGCAGGCCACTAGCGGCGCGGCGACGGTGTACGACAAGACGGTGGCCCTCTCCACGCGCAGCGCCGCTGATTGGTACGGCTACTTCTTTAATCCGTTCACGTTCCGGAAAAGCGCGTTTTTCCTAGATTTGCCGCTCTACAACAACGTCGTGATTACGGCGACGCTGGGCCGCGCAGTGGCTGGAACTTTGGGCGTGCAACACGTGACGATGGGCCTGCCGACGTTTATTGGCTCGGCCAATTATGGCGCGACGACGGACATCCTCGATTTCAGCAGTGTGACCCGCGACGCTTTTGGTAATGCCACCCTGGTCAAGCGCAAAAACGTGCCAATCATGAACATGAACATTATGGCCAGCAAGGCATCTGTCCCCGCCATTGCCCAACTGCGGCAAACCTACGCGGCAACGCCGCTGGTGTTCTTGGGCATTGAAGACAGCGCCGACGACTACGCCGACAGCTTGGCGCTGGTGGGCATCTATAAGCGCATGACCATCGCGGTCGAGTACCCGCAAAACGTCCTAATTAACTTGGAGGCCGAGGGCATCTAATGGCAATCAACACATCAATCACCACGCTGCCGACGCCTCCGACAAGCACGGACAGCGCAACATTCTCGACTCGCGCCGATGCGTTTCTGGCGGCGCTGCCAACTTTCCAGACGCAACTCAACAGCTACGCTGGAGAGGCCAACAGCACTCAGACGGCGATCAATGCCACCCAGAGCGCCGCCGCAGCCTCAGCATCGTCGGCGCAAGCGGCCCAGAGCGCCGCCGCAGCCTCAGCATCGTCGGCGCAAGCGGCATCCGACGTCGCTGCCGGTGCCGCCAACTACCGGGGCATCTACAGCGCCGCGACCACCTACACGCTCGGCCAGTCGGTGTCGTTCAGCGGCGCGGTCTACATCGCCAACAAGACGAACCTCAACATCACGCCTGTGAGCGGGGCCGATTGGTTCCTCATACCCAACGGCGATGTGACCCTCAATGACACGCAGACGCTCACTAAAAAGACGCTGAGCGCGCCGGTGCTAGTCTCGCCGCGCAACAACACGGCGAGCTTCTCGCCCGCCTCTGGCGGCACGGTGACGCTCGATCTCAGCACCGCTAACGTGTTCGTCATCACGCTGCCGAGTAGCGGCACGGTGACCATCGCTGCGCCGACCAACCCGCCTGCGAGCGGCACCTACTTTGAGTTCGCGCTGAAGTTCGTCACGCAGGGCACAGCGGCTGTCACGTTCAACGGCGCGTTCAAGTTCCCCGGTGCGGTGGCGCCTGGTCTGACTGCTGTCACGGGCAAGGTAGACACGCTAGTGGCCTACACGACGGATGGTGGCGCTAGTTACCAGACGTTCACCGCAGGGCTGAACGCATGACGCGCCTTCTGATGGCCGCTGCTGGCAATGCGCTGGGTGGTGGCGTAGACGAGTATTTCAAATACGTCACCATGCTGCTGCACGGCGATGGGACTAACGGCGCTCAGAACAATACGTTCCTAGACTCCTCGACCAACAACTTTACAATTACCCGTAACGGTAATACCACGCAGGGTTCTTTCAGCCCGTATGGTAGTAATTGGTCGAACTACTTTGATGGTAGTTCAAGTTATTTGAACTTTGGCAATCAAACGGCGCTTCATTTGGGCAGTGGGGATTTCACTGTTGAAACATGGATATTTAAAAACGCCAATAACTCTTATATGACTTTGTGCGGAGATTTTGCTAGCGCATCAACAAATACATTTCAAATACTTGCTGATTCCGGTGGAACAAAAATAGGTTGGTATAATGGGGCTACTAATTCATTTACAATTACAAGTGTAGCAACCATTCCGCTGGCAACTTGGACTCATATTGCTTTTGTTAGAAGTGGTACAACATTAAGTTTGTATATTAATGGTTCGCTTGATTCAAGTGCTTCACTTACAACAAACTATAATGCCTCAACATCACTTTATGTTGCACATACCCCAGAACTAGCGGCGGGAAGATATTGGAATGGATACATCTCCAACCTACGCATCGTCAAAGGCACCGCCGTCTACACCTCAGCTTTCACGCCCTCGACCACCCCGCTGACTGCCATCTCCGGCACCAGCCTGCTGTCCTGTCAATCCAACCGCTTCATCGACAACAGCACTAACAACTTTGCTATTACGCGTAACGGTGATGTATCTGTCCAACGCTTCAGCCCGTTCTCTCCGACTGCTTCTTACGCCACGGCAACGATCGGTGGGAGTGTTGTGCTTGATGCGGTTAATGACACGCTCGTAACACCAATCAACAATGCTTTCAATCTTGGAACTGGAGCGTTTCAAATTGACTTTTGGATGTATCCAACCGGCTCGCCAGCTCAGTTCGCGGGGCCGTTTGGAACCAATAACAATGGGGGCACGGGCGGAATCTTCTTTGCAAACAGAAATGGCAACCTAGACTTTGTATCAAACAACGACAACATTACGCTGATTCGTACGACGTACCCGGCATTGAATTCTTGGTATCACGTTGTCCTTGTTAGAAACTCTTCAGGGTTGCGGGCATTCTTTTTAAATGGCGTAAGAATTGGTACAGCAAGCGACGCGGCGGACTTCAACCAGACACAGTTTACTATTGGTGCGTACAACGCATCGAATGGCGGCTGGCCCGGCTACATCTCAAACTTCAGAGTTATCAAAGGTTCAAACATCGTAGACCCTAACTCATCAACGATTACTGTTCCGACTGCCCCAACAACCGCAGTCACCAACACCAGTCTCCTGCTCAACTTCACCAATGGTGGCATCTTCGACAACGCGATGATGAACAACCTAGAAACTGTTGGTGACGCTCAAATTTCGACTAGCGTGAGGAGGTTTGGTACTGGGTCGCTGGCGTTTGATGGTACGGGGGATTATATGGTCTTGCCGGCAAGTCCCCAATGGCTTATGTCTGGTGATTGGACTATTGAATGTTGGATATACCCAACCAGAGTTACAGGCGTACAAACTTTGGTTGAAACAAGAAATAGAACAACAAACGCAAGCCCGGTTTTGTACTTGAATGGTTCTAATCTAGTAATCGACACCGGAACCGCTCCGGTTGTGTCTTCTGGGACTATTTCCGCAAATACATGGCAACACGTTGCGGCAACAAGGTCTGGAAATTCTTGGCGTATCTTTATTAATGGTACGCAAGTTGGCGCAACAACAACCAATACAACCGCTTATACGACCGCATACGGATGTTGTGTTGGTAGCTCTTTCTATAACGAAGACTACGCCGGCTACATTGACGACCTGCGCGTCACCAAGGGTTATGCCCGTTACACAGCAAACTTTACCCCGCCGGCTGCGGCGTTTGCCGACAAGTAAGGAGATTTCATGCTTATTGCCAAGACAGTTGCGCCGCACGACCCGCAGGACTACCGCGAAGCCTTTCCGAACACATCGTTCCCCGCATCCGGCCCCGACGAGGATTTCCTCACGCAGAACGGCTACGCCAAGGTGTCGGTCTTCCGTGAGCATGACCGTGCCACGCACAAGCTGGTGCCGTCGGAGCCGGTGTACGAGGCACCATTCGTCTACACCGTGAGCGTGGTCGCCAAGACCGCCGAGGACTTGGAAGCGGAGCGCAGGGCAGGCATCCCGCAGAGCATCACGCCGCGCCAAGCCCGCCTCGCACTGCTTGCCGAAGATTTGCTCGACGCGGTGGAGAGCGCATTTGCCAAACTGCCAGAGCAGCAGCGCAAGGCCGCACAGATCGAGTGGCAGCACGCATCGGCCATCGAGCGCAACAGTCCGCTGGTGAGCCAGTTCGGCCCGCTGCTCGGCCTGACCGAAGCGCAGATCGACGAACTCTTCGTCAGCGGGGCGCAGCTATGACCGACCTCGAACCTATCCTGCAAACCGCCGGGCTTGGCGGTGGTGCGCTCGCGGCGCTCTGGCTGCTGGTCTCCAAGGTCCGCGCAATGGCCGCATCGGATGGCGCATCGGCGGGCAAATCAGCCGCCGAGAATCGTCTGTACGAGACGCTGTCGTCTGAGAACTCGCGCATGGCTGGCCGCATCGCCGAAAATGACCTTGTGCTGCACGGTATGCGCTCGGACATGGACTCGCTACAGCGCCGCTGCGATGCCGAGCGGCTTGAAGCCTTCCAAGAAATCAACAAGCTGCACACCCGCGTTGACGAACTGAACGCGGCTGTTGCGCTGTGCCAAGCGCGGCATTTTGAAAAAGATGCGCAGGACGAGCTGGGCCGCACCGGCCAGATTGATCGCCGCAAACCGCAGACGCCTCGAGGCCGGAGGTCGCCGCCATGAGCAAGGACGGATTTATGGCCCTGCTGGCGGCTGTGATTGCGACCGTCTCCATGATCGTCGTGTTGAGGCACGTCTGATGTTTGCGCTGCCTCGCATTCCAATCATGTTTTTCGTTGGCGGCGTCGCGGTGCTGACGCTGGTGGCGCTGATTCATCACCTTGGCGCAAACGCTGGCCGCTATGAGGTGCAGCAAGAGTTCGACGCCTACAAAGCGCAGCAGCACGACTTGCTGGAAAAGGCGAGAGAGCGCACCGAAGACCTTGAGCGCCGCGCTGATGCGGCCACTGTTGCCATCCAAAAGGATACCGATCGTGCTTATAAAGCCATTGATAGTCGCCGCCGCGCTGGCCTTGACCGGCTGCGCAACCACCCCGATTCCGGTGGTATCAAACTGCCCGAGCCTGCCGCCACTTGCGTTGCCGCCGACGCCGAGCCGGGACTGGCAAGCGGAAATGGAACAACTGCTTGGCTTGTCGATTACGCCGCCGACGCAGCCCGCATCGACGCCGCACTGAACGCTTGCGTGGCGCAATACGAGGCCGTCCGTGGGGTGATGCAGTGATTACCCTAGCCGACTACTTCATGGGCCGCATTGAAAAATACGGCAAAGAGCTGACTGACGAAATGCGTGACGATGCCGAGCGCACGGTAAGCCTCGTTAACCAGCTAATCGCCTCGATGCAAGCCGATGGGATGCGCGTCAATGGCGTCGTGTCCTCGGGCTGGCGACCGACTGCGGTCAATTCATCCACGCCCGGTGCGGC